ACCCAACTTAGTCATGTAAGACTCGACGGACTGGACCATTCCTTCGAGCTTGGAAGTATCTGACAACTTGACAGCAATCAAACAGTCATCTCCCACAGCCATGATCCTACACTCCCCTCCTCCCACTCTGCCTAGATACTGCTTAACAGCCGCATAATTACTCATGCAGTTGATAATAGTATTCCCGACGCTGGTGTTGGGGTCGCCCGATTTTCTCGTGCCGACGCACTCGTACTTATAGAACCTAGTACGACCCTTGGTATTGCGCTGGAAGTCATAGGCCTGTTCCCAACACGACCTGACGCCCTTCCCTTCGACCAACCCATTGTCCCACTCCCGAAACACGACGTCTGCGAACAACTCGTAGACCGACTTTTCGGCATTGTGACACCCAATGGACTGCGTGGAATCAAATGAGCTAAAGTCATTTTCAAAGAAGGAATAACCCTGCCTCTTATAATGACCATACCACTCACCCAACTCCACGGGAGACTTTCCGCTACTGAAAGAGAACAAAGATTCCCTAACCGTTCCGTCAGCCTCCTGCATGAACAAGAAATTGTCCTTAAAGACTTTTGCTACTGTCGAGCACCACCAACCAAGTTGACCTTGGATGAATGGATACTGCAGTCCCTGGATCAGCCGCGGTTTAGCGGCAGTCGCTGGCTTCTCTGGGTCCTGCAACCTCAATTCGTCTTTAAGGAAAGAGCCTCTCTCATGCCAACGTTTACCGTTGGCCACTAACACCTCCGACATACTTCCGGTGTTTAAAGCTCTCAAATACAAGTCTCGCTTCACTGGTCTCTGACCATCTAACCATTCCCTAAACCCAACAACTTCTTTGAAACGCTTGGCATACTCGGCGAAGAGCGGTGCGGACACCTGGCTCAAAGTGTGCCAACGACTAACGATAGTCGCGTTCTTAGGCATTGCTAAGTCGTGGTTTTTGTTTAGATGGCGGCGAGTCAGAGCAACTATCTCATTGTGTTTACTGTTTGTGCTAAATGCCACAGGTAGCAAATAAGCACAAGCAGGCCCAACGTGATAGAACTCTCCGACCTTCACGCAATCTTTCAAAGGTGGTACTTCCTTGACAACCACTGATCCTCCGATCACAGCATTGTCAGGTTCAAGTCGAGTGACCAACTTTGGTATCCTGACTTCGTCAGGTAAGGCGATAGCATTTCCTAGTTCGATTGCCTGCGCTCTGTCACCAAAGGCAGGTAGTAAATCGGCCAACTTGATTTCTCTAGTAAGCCTAACCTCTTGAATGCTATCGGCGTGCTGCTGTACAACTACAGCCAAGTCCACACCGGGTCTCTCCTGAATCGCTTTTGGCGGTGGGGAGAGTGCTAGGATAGCGTCTGTCACTGTGGAAACTTTGGAAGCAGAGCCCTCGGTCCGCATAACGTTTCTCGGGGCTGGTTTTGGTACAAGTTCAGTGGTAGTAGGGGATGAATCAGGAACAGAAGGTCCTGCGGCGGATGCTTGGGCACTTTGGCTCTGGCTCTCTCTTGGGGCTCTCAAGTCTATCTCTACCTCATCGGCAACAAGGG